CCTCTTGTTGTTGGAGTAGAATCTCCTATTCCAACTATATTTCCGTTTCCTGTAAAACCACTTGAACCTATACTTGTCCCTGCTTGTGTTGTTACATATGGTTCTGGTGGTCTATTAACTGCTACATTTACTGGTGTTGCTTTTGTTCCAGTAACGGTATCAGGTGATAAAGGACAAGTTCCAGCAAATACATCAGTAGCTGTAAATTCAAAAGTTAAATTTTCTGTATAATTGTCAGCTTTTAAGAGTGTACAACTATTCCAAGCTTGATAAAAGAACTCATCACCAATAGAAGTTATTCCACTTGGTATTTGAAATCCTGAAGGCATTGATGCTAAAGCAGTACAACTTTCCCAAGTTTCTTTAAAAAAATCAGATGATGCATTAGTAATACCTGTAGGTATTTGAAAACCTGAAGGCATTGAGGTTAGAGATGTACAACTTTGCCAACAATCTTCAAGAAAATTATCACCAACAGTAGTAATACCACTTGGTATTTGAAAACCTGAAGGCATTGAAGTTAGATTTGTACAACTACCCCAACAAGAAGTTAGAAAAGAATCACCAACAGTTGTTCCAAGAGCAACTGTGTCAAAAGTAACAGCAGTACAAGAGTTAATGGCAGTAATTCCATAATAAGAATGATTTAAACAATTATTTCCTGATTTATTCCAATCATTACCAACTTCCCATTCTCCAGTTGAATCAACAACCATTTGTCCACTTGAATTAAGTGTTTCCCAAGTAGCAGCTCCTTTCTTTCTATAATGTATTGAAGCATAATGAGTAGTTACTACATCGGTACCACTTCCACGATAAGCGTGTAGTGTATAAGTTCCAGTTGCTGTCCAGTTACAAGTTGTTATAAAATCGTAATCCATTTTGTTTTGTTTAAATTAAAACTGCTAATCTTATGATTAACAGTATTAACAACCTAAATTCTTAATACTGCTAATCGCAATACTATTACATTTTTTAGGTTTCCCCAAGTACAGTTTAATTTTTAATCTGCTTTTTTTATATCTCTGTGTTTAAAATCTTTTTCGTCAAAAACAATTACTTGACAAAATCCACCTTTATCTACTCTAACCTCAGTTACTTGTCCGTTTCTTATTCCTCCTATCGCTTTTGCAACTATCTTTCCTTGTCCGTCGTCTGTTATTTTTCCACTATTTACGTCCAAATGAGCAACTGCTTCATTATGAAAGTAATATTGGTCATAACCCTTTAAAGAGATTGTCCTGTCAGGAGCTTTCATTGTTCTACCTGTTTTTTTATCCCTATAAGTAACAGGAATTGGAAAAGTTAGATCTACTTGGATTATGCCGTCCGCTAAACCTTTCCAATGTGACTGTTTTTCTGTTACCGTTTTACCATTTTTGTATCGTGCAATAAACATATTTATATTATTTTAACTTTTATCTTACAAGTTATTTATTATTGCGAGTTTACTTTGCTTCTGCTTCTGCTTCTATTGCTTCCTCAACCTTAGCAATTCTTTTTTTAAGAAACGCTACCCTCTTATCGTATGAAGGTAATCTTTTCTCTGTGTTTTTTTCCCTAACCTCTGCCTTATAAGCATTTAAGTTTCTTTTTTCAGCGCAAGCGTCACAAACAAAAGTTGTGAAATCGCCTGAGCCATTTGTTTCTACTTTTGCACCACATTTAGTGCATACGATTGTTTTTATTTCACTCATATTTTTAAAACTTAATTTTTTATTCTGTTACTCCAACTTCTCCTGCATCTATAACTCCTGACTCAGATAGGGTTAATTTGTAAGGTCCTGCCGCCCAAGATGTTCCTGTGTTGCAGTATCTTAAACCATGAGTTCCTGGTGTTAAATTTGTCCAAGTAGGCGTTCCTTCTGTTCCTTCGTTAAAAGCCCATACTAATCCTGGCGCTATGCCTGTATAAGTATATCTTACTTGAATAAGATGTGCTGTTGAGTTTAGAGAAGGCACTGTTGCATCAAATGGAGCTTCTAATCCTATGTTGAAAGTGATAAACTCTTCCAATGCAGGTGTGTTTGTCGCAGTTACATAGTTAGTTGTTCCTTTTAATCTATTTGGATTTGCAGATCCTGCACTTGCGGCGGCAGGCTTCCAAGCTGCGCCTGGAACTGTTGCTCCTGCGTTTGTATCTACTAAATAAAGCATAGGTATATCTCCGTTTCCTGTTGTTCCTGTAAAGATTTCTTTAGCGGTTGTTGATCCGCTTGCGTCTTTTGCAGGGAAGGTTTCAGAATTATCCCAAGCCTCATATTTTGGAGCTGTTGATACTGCTTGATCAAACATAATTTTAAATACGTTAGCAGCGTTATTGTTTCCTGCTCCTGTTACCTTGTTTGGTATAGCCATATATTTTAATTTTTAATGTTGATTAATAGGGAGATAGCCGACAACTACCTCCCATAAGATTAACTGTAAAGCTCAGGCGTTTCAGTTAAGTTTGTTGACTCTCTTAATTGATGTAATTCAATGTCAACTGCTACAACTGCTGTTTCTCCTGCGTCGGCTGCAACTGTTGCTTCTCCTCTAACTATTTGATAAATGTCTGTTGGGACCTTTACGTAATAAGTAGAGTCAATGTAACCGTCTGCGTCCGCTACTGGTACAACTGTTGTAATTATATTAGCTTCTGACGTTGCTATTGTGTTGCCACCTTTTAGAGCAAAGCTTACTGCTTTCCCAGCTATAAAACCTTTTCCTAAAACTCTGATCTTCAATGCCCCTGCGCCTTTTGTTTCAATCTTTCTTTCGTCTGCACTTACAGCGCTTGCGGCAATTGCCTGAGGTAGAACTAAGCAAATGTCTTTTGTGTTAAATTCTAAGTCCATAATTATTTTTTATTAACTTGTTTATTATTGTTCAAGATAGCCCTATGATTAAAAGGTTTTTTAACCTGTTTTTTTTTCTTAGGTTTTTGCCTTCTAATCATAGCTGTTAGCTTACGCTACTAATTTTACGAATGCCTTTTCAGAAATAATTTGTCCGTCAACTCTCTTAATAAATCGCATCTGAGTTTCGTCATACTTAAATCTTGTGTGCATTGAAGTCGCTACTGACATACCTCCGTTTGCCTTGTCAAGAATACCATAACCTTTCAAGTTTGCAAGAACAACGTCGCCGTCTGATCCATAAGCTGCAACTTTTTCGGTCTTAACAATTTTATAACCAAGCATTGTTCCTGGACCTTTACCTGTAATATCAGGAGTAATTAAGAAGTTTCCTGTTTCAACTGATGTTGATCCGTTGTAAACTTCTGCTCTTAACCCTCTCAATGTGTTATAAGTTTTCTTTCTCATTAACCACACCAATCCTCCTTCTAATTCTGACGGAATTTCGTCGTCCATATTAAGTAAATCTTTAATACCAACTGTGCTTACTGTTTCTCTTGAAACACTTGAACATAAGCTTGATACTAAAATTCCAATAGGTTCTCCAACTCCTGTTCCATTAACAAATAAGTTGTCTTCGAAGTAATTTAATGCTTCTCCGAATAATGTAGTTACGTAATTAATTAATCCAACGTTGTTGTCTTGCATTAACTCGTCTGTAATTGTTGTCAATCCTGCAATCTTTGCTAACTTAAATAGAACTTTACCAAATACAGGGTTTGACTCAGTAATTTCTCCGCTCTCAGGAATAACATATAATGTTACACCACCGAATTGATTATCTGTTTGGTTCATTTTTGTAAAACTCTTGTTGTTACTTCTTGTTGTTTTAACCGTTGCCCTTCCTCTGATAATTGACTTTTCTGTCATATATCTGATTATGCCTGAGCTTACTTCTTCAGGAACAAGATAGCCACCTTCGTCGTCCTCAGTTTCGTTCATTGCTTTTTGATTAATCAAATCGCTGGCTGTGATGTTGGCGTTTGCTTTTGTTGCTTTTGCAATAAGCTTGAAATCCTTTGCGAAGTTATCAACTTCCTCAGTAATTTCTAAGAATGGTGCCATTCCTCTTGTTACTTTGTCTGTGTTCATTAAACACTTTTTAGGAAACTCTGATTTTTTGTTTAAATCAATTCCTTTGTCCTCAAATTCTTTTCTTAATATTTCAATTGCTTTTGCTGTTGCTTCCACTACTGCGTTTTCCGTAATAGCGTCTTTGTTTTCGTCAAAAGTTTTTTGAAACATTGTTTCTAATTCTTTTAAATCCATAATTATTTATTTTTATTATTTTTCTTGCTTAAAACTAAGTTCAAAGCCTTTGAAGATATTTTTATTAAATTTTTAATATCTGCTTCTTCTTTGTCGTCAGCTTCTTTTTGCAAGGCGAGCTGTTTAATCTGATCGTCAAGCTGATTGATTTTCTCGCTAAGAGGTTTTTCAGCTTTTGACAATTCTTGATTAATTTCGTCTATTATACCATTTTTCTTTTTTAAAGACAACCCCACTTCACAAAACTTATCAAGTATCTCTTTTTCGTCGTCAGTAACTTCAACTTCACCTTTTAATTTTTCTTCAACCATTTCCATACCTTCAAATTCCTTTAAGAATTCTAAGTCAATGTCTTTAGCGTCATAAAATGTGTTTGGTGCTTCCCATGGTGTCTTTGTTTCTGTTTTAACTTCTTCTGTGGTAATTGTATTGTCCTTGTCTTTTGCTTTGCTTGTATCGTCTTTTACGGCTTCTGTTTCTAACCTTTTAATCTCTGACATTATCTTTGAACAAATTTTACAACCAGTATCTCCTTGTTTACAAACATATACTTCAAGCTCTTTACATTCTAATTCCTTAATACCTTTTGCCATTAATGCTAATGCGCCAGGGTTTGCAGGAATGTTTACAAGTGACCATTCAAATAATTCATATTTAATATGTGTACCTTTTGCTTGATCAAAATCAAGAGGCATAAATCCAATTGAAGACGCTCTAAGAAATTTGCCGTCAACAAGAGATTTTATTTCTTGTGCAAAAACTGTGTCAGCGAATTTAAAATGCGCAATTGTTTTCTTTACTTGTTTAATTAATTTAATCGTTTGTCCGATAGCAGGAATACGATAATCATGTCCCCATAAAACAACAGGATTAAGCATATAATTATCTGTTTGCATTCCTGTTTGGATTACAACCTCGTCGTATCTATCAACTTGGTTTGTTGATATTGTCATTTTGTAAAGATTATCTTCACCCTCTACTTTTTTGATTGAACTGAATTCAATCGCAGTATGTCTAACTTGTTTTTCGTCTATTGTGTCAAATAATTTATTCATAATTATTATTTATTATTTATTCTACTACCTCTAATACTACGCATTTACAATTTACAGTTTCGTTAGGTGACGCGTCAGGATCACCTGGGAAATCCATATTGTTTGAAAACTTTTCTTTTATTCCAACCACCTCTCCGCTCATAGTAATATGTTCAGGTCTATCATTATCAGAATGCCCTGCATGGAACCATTCCTTTTTTTCTACCACCTCTGACTGCTTGTAAGCTTCAATCCACCCTCCGTTTACACTTGCAAGAGTTTCTGTTGAAGCAACTGCTCTCGCTCCTGCTCCTTGTCTAACCTCAAAAGTATGCTCAACTCTTTTCTTCAAATCTTCTAATGACTCACCTTCTTCAATTCCTTTTGATAATGTTTTTTTAAGATTTTCCTTTGTAGTATTATTTACTGCTGTCGCAAATTTCAAATTCTTTTTAGCAATATATGCTCTAACTTCTGCGTTTACGTCAAAGGCTGATCCAATTCTTTTAGCCGCTTCTTTTCCTGCGTCAATAATTGTTTCAGTATGAAGCGGTAAAGCCACGTCAATAAAAATGTTTATTTCTTCCTTCCATTTATAATTATCAACTGACGTTACCAAATCCTTTTTCAAAATATATTCTTTGCTTTTTCTTTTCTTGAATAAGTATTTTATAACTCTTGCTTCTTGTTCTTTTTCTAATTTCTTAAACATTTTTTCAAATAAACTTTCTGTTCCTGTAAAACTTTTATCAAAATGCTCCCAAATCTTTTGTTTCATTTCAGGAGTATATTTTTTAATCTTAACTGTTTTAGTTTTAACTTCTTTTTTATCAAAAGCTTTTACGATAGCCTCTGACATATTCTTAATTGAATTGTCTATATCCTCCTGCCTTTTAAAGTATTTAGATCTACCTCGAATAGACTTATAAAATCTTTTTTCTTCTTCTTCCTCAATAAGTTTTTCCTTTGTTTCTTTACTTACTTTTAAAACCTTAATCATTTTCTCAAGTTTTTCTTCTTGTGCTTCACCGCTTGAACTAATAGGAACCAATGTCACGGGAACTAATATCTCGTCGCCTCCTTCTAACTCAGGTAATCCTAATTTTTCTCTTGCGTCATTCCTTGTCATTATTCCTGAGTCAACATACTTACAATTAATGTTTGCTTCTGCTTCCTTGTCAGAAGGTACAGGGCTTACAAAATCTAAATATAATGATATATCAAAATCAGGCATTAAAAATTCATTTAATGTATCAATTATATTTTGCATATTCGGCTCAATGGTTTGACTCATAAAAATATAAATCGCTCCTTCAACCGTTGTTTTATTTCCTTCCTCAGGTAACAAGATAGGTTTTGGAACTCCAAGCGCTATCATTATATTATTTCTAACGCTTGCGTCTAAGTTTACAAAATCCATATCTTTTTGATTTTGTGCAATCACTTTAAAATCAACTTCTCCTTGCATAATAGCAATCTTGTGTGTATTTTCTGCTCCTTGAAAATTCTCATTCCATTCTTCTCTCACCTCTGATTTTCCTTCTTTATCTAATTGCTTTCTTCCTTTAACATTTAGAATAGCGTCAGGTCTTGCCTCCCTATAAAAGAAATTCATATTCCACCTTGAACTGAGTATTTGAGATCTAACTAAATCCATTGCAGGCTGTAATTTTGACTGTCCTTTCTTTTGGTCCTTTGGGTTCGTGTTTAGAAAAGGAATAATATCATTAACTTCAAATCTTAATGTTTTTCCTGTTCCTGTATATTCATAATAACTAATATATTCTCCATTCTCTGATCTTGTAGTTAGTAAATCAGGTCTTAATAACCATAATTCTATAACCTCTTTTTTCTTGTTTCTTATTTTTAACCAATAAGCGCTTCCAATTAAATCTAAGCATTGCTGAGTAAGTCCTACTTGTTTTCTAAATGTTGTAAATTTATTAACCTTATAAAGTAAATTAAGAACCTCGTGTTCGTAAATCTCTTTTACTTTTTTATTTCTCTGCGACTGATATAAACTAATATCTATCTTTGCAGTATTTTTTTGTATCTTATCAAGACAAGCATAAACTACATAACTTTCATTATAGGCATTGTATAAATCTCTTGTCTTAGCGTCGCCCATTCCTTTACCTTCCCATAGATAATTTGAGCTTTGCCCTCCTGATAAAAAGTTTTTAATTTTGTCAAATAATTTCATAATGTTTTTTAAATAAATAAAAGCGAGAACAATCCCGCTTTTTGTTTCGTATATTATACCATGACTGATAAAAATATACAATGCTATTTTTCTTCTTTCTTAATTTCAAGTTTTTCCAATGCTTTTCTTTTTCTTTCATGTTCTTCCTCTCTGATTTCAATAATCTTTGAAAAGTTTTTTGCTCTAATCAATATAAATAGCTCAACTTCGTCCATTTTTCTTTTCCTCCTTAAACTGCTCCCAAGCCTTTTCGTAAAGTTCAGGTTTATTCCTCAATACATCATTTTCTCTTGCTCTGATAATTTCTTCAAGTTCACGGTGATTTTCTTTTGTCAGCCAAACAATATCGTCAAAACCTTCCTTTTCTTTGAATACTGCCCATTTATAAATATGGTGTCCTTGCAAATTATCGATCGAACCACATATCTCGCAGCCCTTCCATTTCTTCTTAAACGCTTTATTTCTTGCTTTGCTTCTTCTCATTCTCTTTGAAATTTTAATCTCCTCCTAACAAGTTTTAAACTTGCTTTTTATATTATACTATTTAAAACAAAAAATAGCCAGTTGGCTATTCCTTGCAATAAATGCGAAAAAGTTATGAAATTTCTCTGCAACTGCATTGTATCACAACCATTTTCTTTTTGCAACACTCAAAAGATTTCTTATCTTCATAGAATATTCTTGCTTGTTTCGAGCAACTGTAATTGTTTAATCTTTCTCTTTTCAATTCCTTAGCGCTATATATTTTACCTTGATTTTTTCTGTGTTTCATTATGCTATCGGCGCATTACTGTTATGCCATTCCGCTAAGGAACTCCATAGGTAGCAAGCCTTATGAATAGGAACGTCCATATATACATTATATCATAATCTGTATAAAAAAAGAACAGGCGGTCGATACCTGTCCTTTTCGCTACCTCGCATGCAAATATCTCGACAATATCTACATTCCAATTATACCATATTATTAAATAAATTCAAACCCCACGTCACCAATATAAAACTCTCTTGCTATATGCGCGTAATTAAAGGCGTGAGCGATATGGTCGGGTCCAATTTCTTCGTAGGTTGCTTTTTTGTTTTTTGCATTGTCCTCTCTAACCACCCTGATAAGGTTTTTGATATGATCCGCGAACTCAGGGTAATTTCTATAATCGAACGGTACTTGTATGCCTCTCGCTCTAATTAATGCCATTGTATAATCTAATGATACCGTTCTGTTTGTTTCTGTTTTGTCTGTGTTTTCTTCAACCTCAATCCATTTAAACAATCCTTCTTTTTGTTCGTATTCGTCTTTTTTAGGTTTTGTTAAACCATAATAAACATACAATCCTTTGCCAGGGAACAAGTGACATAGCTCAACTGAATTTCTTGTTTCAGGTAAAGCGTCAACGCCAAATTGTGCAACGTCATATTTTTCAATTATTTCTTGCGCGCTGTTATCAGGATCGTCCTCCTCTTTAAAGTAGTGGTCAACTTCTCCAAAATCAATAACCTTTGTTTCTGTTATAACAGTATAATGTATCTTTTTACCAATATCAAATCCTGCAAATATGTCTTCCTTTATTCTTATTTTATCACCTCTATTATCTAAGACAAAGTTACCCTTCTCGTCTTTCTTATATTCAACTTTAATCTCACCAATCTTATAATCTCCCTTACAATTTTCAAAATGGCTGTCTATAATCTTAGAACCTTTTGGTTCAAACGGTAATCCTAAACCTTGATTGTAAAACTGTTCAACTTCTGACTCAACAGGACTCTTAGACTGCTTTATAAGCTCTTTTAAATCACAAGTGTGAGAAAGTAATTGATGTATATAGAAACCTGCTATATCGCTCTTAGGATTGTTCTTGCGCCACTCTCCGTCACATTGATAAGTCAATATTTCTTTATGGCAATAAGCACACTCAATTCTTACATTGATAATATTTCCTTCTTCCTCGTCCCATTTAACATTGTCCCAAAAAGTAATTGTCTGAAACTTCTTGCAATGAGAACATTTAACATAATACTCTCTTTGGTCGCTCTCCTTGTATTTTGCGTGTATTCCTAAATTAGGTAATGTTGGAGTTGAAGCCCATCTCTCTTTTTTAATACTTGAATTGTGCAACCTCTTTTGAATTAACGGCACTTTGTCTGTGTCCATCTCGTCAAGCTCGTCAACATACACCACATCAGCAGGAGTTGATTTCATTGATAAGGTGTTTTGTGTTCCTTTAAAATAAAGCCTTCCTTTAAGCTTCTTTACCGCAACACTATCTTTTGTTTTGTCTTTTATTCCTGACTTATTTTCTTGCTTAACCGATGCTGCAAGATGTTTATTATTTGTAATAGGTTCGTCCACTCTCTCACTAACAAACTGTCCAAAATTCTTTTCAGTAGGCATAAAAAAAATACAATTCCAGTTGAATTGATCTACGGTATAAATTGCCTCACTAATTAAATTCTCTGTCTTTCCTGCCTGTGAAGAAGACATAACAACAATTTTCTGAATATCAAAACAATTATATAATTCTTCTAAATACTTCCTGTCTTTTTTAAAATCAATAGACTTTCCCCTTGATGTCCAATTATCTTCTAACCACCAATCAAACCTATCTTTCCAACTCTTTGCTCTTTGCTCACTCGCTATCTGTTTCGCCAATGACAAGGCTGCTATCAATTTCTCCTTTATCAATGATTTCGCAGGCAAGTTTTTGAATTGTGTTTGCAAGTTGTTTTTTTTCAAAATCTTTTTCATTTAAATTAAGATTGTTTATTAAAATATTTATCTGCTTCTTTTCTCCCACTAATGGATTGTCTGCTTCAATGCCTATCTTTGGCTTAAACTCTTTCATTCTTCTTTCCGCAAACCACCTTGCTGTTGTAGGGTCGTCAAGGTTCTCGAATATGCTCTTTCTCGCCTTAACGAATATGTTTTTCTTCGCATTGTCGAATTCGTTTCTAAGTTCTTCGTCGCTATTGATCCACCTATAATATGATTCTGTTGAAATTCCTGCGGTAACACAAGCTTCCGTGATACTGCAACCAATAAGCAAAAGGCTTTTTAACTCCCTAATAACCTTCTTTGTTTTTTTAGGTTTTTTTTGTTCCCCTTTTGGATTTTT